AAAGATACAGCAATTTATTCAAAAATGTAATTTTCAAAAATAATTACATTTATACGATTTTTAAGAGTTATAAGTACTTTGTGTTATAATAAAAAAGAAAAAGGAAACATATGGCAGACTTATCAAACATTACCGCTTTAAGCGGTCTTACTATTACCAGTGATCAAACTACCGGAACTAATAATCCTAACGCTACTTTTGCTTTTCCTAGTGTTACCACTACGCAGAGAGATAAACTAGAAAACGTTACTCCTTACGTAGTAAATAATGTTACATATAAAGTAAAACCTGGCACTGTGATTTTTAATATTACGACTGGTTTTTTACAAATCTTTGATTTTGCAAATAATGCCGGTCAATGGCAAAATATCCTTTCAGTTAATACAACTGCCACTGGAGCAGGTCTTACTAATGGAACACCTTTTGTATATCCATCTGGCACGAGAGCAGCTGTTGAAGTAGCTGCTAATCAGGTAAATGGTTTTACTTATTATGATACTACCAACAATGTACTGCGGACTTACAAAAATGCCTGGCAGACAATTACCTCAGCTTAAAAAGCTTATTAGTAAATGAACTATAATACTCTTGTTAATCAGATTATAGCTTATGCCAATAGAGGAGGTAGCATTGAATTTGCCGCCTCTATTCCCTATTTTATTGAGATGGGACAGCAGAAAATCTGGAAGGAACTAAATACTCTTGGTTTTCAAAAGGCAACAGAACCTAAAAAGTTTCAAGTAAACAATGCAACTATTGAAAAACCTGCTGACTGGCAGGAAACTATCTCAATAATTTATGGTTCAGAAGATAACTTTTTTATAAATAACGTCGTCTTATTCCCTAGAAGTTATGAGTTCTGCATAAATTACTGGCCAAATGTTAATTTAAGCGACGCGGCTAATCCTCCCCTCTTTTACTCAGATTATCAACCGGGACAAGAAAACGTAAGTCCTTATAAGTATTATCTGATTGTTCCAACTCCGGATAAAGCATATAATTACCAAATAACTTACATAGGAAGACCTAATTTAATTACAAATGAGAATCAAACCAACATACTAACAGACTATTACCCTGATCTTCTATTTTATGCCGCCTTTTTAGAGGCTCTTATTTATTTAAAGGATGATCAGAGAATGCCTGTCTATACAAAATTATATCAGGAAAGCTTAACATCTGCTAATAATTTGACCAAAGATCGTTACATCGATCGTAGTATAAAAAGAGATATAGGGTAATTTATGGCTACGCAAAAACAGATGTTTCCTATTACCTATAAACCGGGAATACTACGTGATGGTTCATTTTTTCAAGGAAGTTACTGCATACGGGGGCAATGGGTCAGATTTTTTAGAGGTCAACCTCAGAATATCGGGGGAATGAGAAATTATGTAATATATCTGCAAACTGTACCTGAACTGCTACCACCTAGCTCCACTCCAACCGCAGCTCTTATATACTATGATAGTGATGGGAATAAACACATTTTAGTTGGAGTTTCTCTAAATAGTGTTGATGATAAATATAGCGTAATAGATGCTACTTATAACAATATTGGTGGTCAAACCTTAACTTATTTTAAGAAATTCACTAATCCTACCAATACCTTGACCCAATTTGTGGTAGTAATAAGCATTATTAATAATGTTAAAACAGAGCTAATATTGTCTTTAGGTATGAAAAACTACCTAGATATCAATAGCAACGAAGCGGTTTCTACTATTCTAGCAAAGAAAGATACCGGTGAGTTCTGGACAGTAAAATTTAAAGCAGATCCAGTTAAAAACCAAAATGAAGAATTTAAACAACCTATACCTACAGAAGATAATTTTATTTTTAAAGAGGCAACGGGAGGAATGCTTTACGTTGGAAACAGACTATTTTATTATGGCAACAATGGACTTGTTAGATGGTCTTCAGCATCACAGGAAAAATTAAATAAAAAAACAAACATAACCTGCCCATTTCTATTTTTTGAAGATAAATATTCCATCAATATTAGCACCGATAAAGTAATCTACGGCGCAGAGTGGCGAGGAGGAGCAAATTCCCCGACTATAATCTTCTGGACCTTAAGCTCCGTTGTTCTTATTAGCAATACTACGGGTAGCAATAATCAGGTTGTTGATGATCCTGATGACCTTTCTTTTAGCAAAAAGGTATTATCAAGAGATAGCTCCATTTTATCTTCAAATAGCGTAGTTGAATATGACGGAATATTCTATTGGCCTGGTACACAAAGATTTTTTGTATTCAACGGCGTAGTTCTTCCGCTTGAAAATAATCTTAATCGTCAGACCTTTTTTGATACTATTGATATGAGTAAGCGTCAGAGAGTCTTTGGTGTCAAAAACGTAAGCAGAGATGAAATATGGTGGTTCTACCCTGAAAAGGGGAAAGATGCTAATGTTGGATGCACCAGAGCCGTTATTTACAATGTTGTAGATAATACTTGGTATGATACGGATATAGAAAGGGCAGCAGGTTATTTCGATAATACCGGCGGTAATATGTACACTGTAGGAAAAAACCTGAGTCCTTACGAAGGTGATAATAACAGTTATGTCTGGGAACATGAAGTCGGAAACGATCAGGTCAATCTTTATAAAGCACCAGACCAGCAAACTAAAGCTATTCCTTCCTTCTTTACCACACCTATAATTTCTTATGCTACCTTTAACCCACAAAAACAGGTAGCAGGAATTGATTACAACATAGGTATAGAGAGGATAGAGCCTAATATTGTCGGTACAAAAAAGATAAAGATGACTGTTAGTATCAATACGTATAAATATCCTGCAAGTGCTCCTGTAACAGCTACTTATAACCTGACTGAGGATGGAGAAGTAGAGAATCTTATTAGACCGGCTATTAATGAACGCATACAAGGAAGAAACATTAATTTTACCTTCAAATCAGAAGGTATCGGTTCCGGTTATCAGATGGGAACTACCTTTGTTTTAGCTGAAATAGATGACGGTAGGCCATGATTAGCGTCTATCCTAAATATATTAACGTTAAATACTGGGCAGCTACGGTCTGCGATGATTATTCAGATTTTCCTCTTCCCATCCTCCATGATGAAACAAAATGGGCAGCATGGGCACAAAACCTAGTCGGCATCGAGCCTTTTGCAAGTAGCGGAGTACCAAGTCCCTATAAAGACGTTCGTAAAAAGGACGGAGAACTTGCCTTTAAAAACTGGGAAGAGTGGGCAAAAAAAGCCTATTTGGTGATGCTCTCGCAGGATAATAATAATTTGTAAAAATCACGATTTTCCAAGGCTACAAATGTTCTGTGGTATAATAAAAAAGAAAATATTATCAAAATGTTAGTTCTCATTTTAGCAGTCATTATTGGTATTGGTTCAGTATATTTACTTGGGGATAAAAACCCTGTCGAAGAAATCGCAGAAAAAGTCATAGAGGAAGAAATAGGGATAGACGTTGATTTAACTCCAAATAGTAAAAAGTATTCAAAATGAGTACATCGATAATTATTGCTCTAGACCTTGGTACTACTACCGGCTGGGCTACCTGCGATTTATCGGGTAACATAACTTCTGGGACTACTAGCTTTAAAACCGGTAGGTTTGAAGGCGGCGGCATGCCTTTTTTACGTTTTAAACGATGGCTTACCGATTTTAAAAATACTTTGGGGGTTATTGATGCGATTTATTTTGAAGAAGTAAGAGCTCACAAGGGAGTAGACGCCGCCCATAAATACGGAGGATTCGTTGCTCACCTGACCAGCTGGTGCGAACATCACGGAATACCTTACTCTGGCATACCTGTCGGAACGATAAAGAAGCATATTACCGGCAAAGGAAATAGCTCTAAAGAGGAGGTAGTAGCGGCAGTTAAAAACAAGGGATTTTCTCCCATTGACGATAATGAGGCCGATAGCCTTGCTCTACTTGATTTTGTATTAACAAACCATAATAAAGGTATTTAAAATGTTTAAGAAACTTAATTTATTAATCGCTACTGCTAGCCTTTTATTCTCAAAAGTAGCTATGGCAGATAGTAAATATTATATAAAGGGGGGAATGGGAATAAACCATATCCATACAGTTAAATTTAGTAATCATGATTTTGAGGGTAAAATAAGGCTAGCAAATAGTTTTCCTTTAATTGAGGGAGGAATAGGTTATAAATTAACTGATTCTATTAGAGCTGAAATCCTTTTTGACTATTATTTTTTATTTCATACCGCTGAAACTTCATACAATCCTAACAAGGATATTTTTAAAATATTAGTAACAACCAAAGCTGATAGTTTAATGCTTAATGTATATAAAGACGTATTAAAGCTTGGTAAAATAACTCCTTTTATTGGTGGAGGAGTTGGAATTGCTACATTAAAAGAAGTCGGTAAAGGTTTTGCTATTTCAGCAGAAGATAAGATGCATTTTCCTTTGGAAAGTACTCAAAAAAAGACGTTTTATAAATTTGCTTATAAACTAACCGCAGGTCTGGATATGAAAATTAGCGAGACAGCTACGGCGGAAATAAGTTATAATTACTTTAATCTAGGAAATAATAAATCCAGAAATATCGGTGGCCTTAAAAATATCGGCAATCGTAATTACGGAGTTCATAATATTACCGCAGGTTTAAGATTTGCGATATGAAGTTAAAAGAATTACCAAAAGCCCCTATTCAAATACAGCGGGATAATTTATTAATTGAGGTAGAACAGTTAAAAACTGCTTTACTTCAAAAAGATAATATCATTGCTACAAAAAGCAATACTGTTACAGAATTACAAAACCGCTTAAAAGTTCAGAGTGATTTAGCAACTGCAACCAGTACGCAGCTAGCTAATACACAACAAACTTTAAATTCAAAAATTCTAGAGTGTAATACTCTAAATGAAAGAATTGCTACCAAGGATTTGATTATATCTGAAAAACAAAACACTATTACCCAGCTACAAAATCAAATAACCGTAGAGCATTTAAGTATACAAGAAAAAGAAACTCTTATTGTTACGGTTACCCATGAAAAAGCTTTACTTGTAGAAGAGCATCACAAATCTATAGAAGCATTAAGAGAACAATTGGAAGATAATAAATTACTTATCTTACAAAAAGAAAGTAGTTTAAGAGAGTTAGAAAATCTTAATCGTGATCAAGCTTTATCAATGAACAGGCTTGAAGAAAGGGTGAATATTTTAAATTCCTCTTGCGAGCAACTTGAAACTGATCTCTTAGAGAGAGATAGTATCATAAAAACTCTTGAAGAAGATAACCATAAAAAAGAGTTGGTTATTAAAGAAATGGACAATAACCTACTAAAGAAAGACCTAATTGTTCAAGAATTAGAAAATAAATTAGCAATTTCTGAAATCAAAACTATTTCTCCTGTAAACTCTGAACTAGTCTTATTAAAAGAACAGTTAGCCGATAAAAACTTAATTATTGAATTGTTAAAAAGTCAAAAAGCTCCTGTGTTTGAAATTTCCGATAGTAAAATACTGGAATCATTGGATTTTGATAATATCGACTATAAACTAATTACGAATGCGCCTTCAACAATAAATCATGATATTTTAAAAATTGAAAATATCCCACTTGCCCAGTCTGTATTATTAAGTGGTGATGTATCTCTCATAGAGGAAGAAGACTCAAATTAATATTGCCTATTTTTTAGGCAATTCTTGAAAGCTTAGAAAAATAACCTTTGTTAGCTTAATTCACAAAGTTATCAAGAGTTTTGTGGATAATTAATCTAAGATTTTGACGTTACTTGCAAATGTCTTTTGACCTTTGATATTTAGTTCGTATTCTACTTTCTGATTCTTTTTAAGCTCTTCTATACCTGACTTCTTAAGGTCGTTTTCATGGAAAAACACATCTTTTGAACCATCATCAGGTTTAATAAATCCATACTTGCCTTCGGTAGAATAAAATTTAACAACTCCTCTTTTCATAAATATAATTTCATTAGTTAAATATCCAACCCAAAATATCAGATTTAACGTGTACTTAAAAGCATTTCTGGTTATTCCGGTAGGTTATTCATCTCCTGCAAATTTTTATTTAAAGCTACCGCAGAATATCCGGTAATTGCTTTAATACGATGATTTAAAGCGGTAGTAGTTGCAAGGTTATTAGGGTTTTCTGCTAATTTTAAGGCTAAATCCAAAAACTTTTTATCGGTTAATAACTTGGTTGCACCATATCCCCCGCCAAGAAGCTTGGCTGTGGTAATAGGATCATAAAATAATCCAAAAATTGCCGCGCTAATCCCACCGGTAGTAGCCGTCCCTGATGGATTAGGAATATTTTTACTTTTTATAGCCATAGCTTTAGCTACAGTGCCTAATTTTTGTATTTTTTTAAAAGTCTCAGGAGTAAGTTGTTTTCTAATAGATTCAGAGTTCTTAGGATTGTTTATTGCTTTAGCAAGAGCGTTATAAGATAGACTATCAGTAGCATAATTCGTAGCTTTATGGCCGAGTATATTTTCCAGTTTTTCTCTTCTAGCTACATCCCCGTATAATTTATCGGCTTCCTTAAAAGCATCATACCACTCAGGATTAGTTTTGCCATACTCTTTGATATCCTGCGAAATCGCTTTTTGTATTTTCTTAAGCTGATTTTTAACTCCCGCGTCTGTATCCCATTTTATAATGGAATTCAGGCTCTTTTTAGTCCCAACAAGTTTATTAACATCATATTCTTGTAATGGTAACTTTATAGGACCATACTGACTGACTATCTTTGATGCCGGTTCAATCTCATTTTTAATAGTTTCAAGTGACTGCAGGAGGCTTTTTTCATCAGGGGAAAGAATAGCCGTATTGATTTTAATATCATCAATTGCCTTTTTAAGATTAGCAGGTAGTACTTTTGCATCGGGCGGTAATGAAGTCGCTACTTTATTATATAAACCGGCAATATGACCTTCTACTTCTGGTGTCCTTGATGGGCCGATTTCATCTAAAATATCACTTAACACTTTTTGCGTCTGTTCTTCGGCAAGTGCATATTTATTTTTTAACTTATTACCAAAAATAGGAGCTTTCCCTACATACTGATCGGCTAAAGCGGTTAATTTAGAATCGGTAACCGCTGCAGCTGGTAAATCTATGCCTAAATCTCTTGCTGCCTTAGCTGCTTCAATGTTCATACCTTTAGGCGTTAACCCCATAAGTTTCATTGGTATTTTTGCAAGCGTCTGGCGAGGTTTCGTAAAGTTATTTAACAGACTTTTACTTTTAATAATAGCGGTAGGAGTAGCAACGCTAGATATCAGATCAGCATATAACGGATCAACTCCTGCTTCCTGCATTACTCCAGACCCTGCCCCTATGCTACTGCCTGTTCCTACATCTTTGGCAAATTTTGATAATAAAGATTTACCACCCCCTCGAATTGCACTTCCTGCAGCATTTAACGAAGCACCGGTTGGAAGAGGGAAGCTCGCCGTAGCTCCTCCAAATTCTCCTGCTTTATATAGAATATTTCCTAAACTATCATTCTCCTTAGGTTTCATGGAATCTAAAGATTCGAGGGCTTTATTTGTAGTATCAGACATTACTTGCGCCGACTCTGGCAGGATTGGAGCAACAACTCCGGGTGCTACCTCCATAACACCTGCCCCGAATTGATCTGCCGCTTCTGCCAACCCCGATCTACTAAAACCCGCTAATGCTCCCTTGCCGAATTGTGAAGCCCTATCAAGAAAAGACGGCGAGTTTTCTTTTGCTACAGCTTTAGGACTCCGGTATTTATCAAATACACCACTTCTTTGGCTCGGTAATTGATCTCTATCTATATTTTTAGGAGCTTTATACTTATCAAATTTACTCATTGACTACCTGCAAACCGTCATTATCTATGGCATCTTGCACCCAATCTTTATGAACCCAATCTTTTGTACCTGTTATTGGATCAAGCATCAAAACAAAATCCGATTCTATATTCGGCGTCTCCAAATCACCGACATCATAATGAATACCTTGCTCATGTTTGATAGTCGCTGCTTTTTGTGTGTCTTGAATTTCCTTTGAAAGATGATCTAATTTCATTTTTAAAGTTGGAAGACTATCATTCTTAGGATCGGCAAAATACGGAGATAATCGATCATACATTCCTTGAGTTATACCACCTCCCCCTGTGTTTAATCTTTCGGCTATAGTTCTTAATTGTCCGAGCTGAGCAATAAACGAATTTCTTAAAGCTGTTTCTTTTTGATAATCTTCTACCCCAAATACATCACCTATAGTATCTTTTATAGGATTGATAATGTTAGAACCTCGCCCTAAAGGATGAAACCAACTCTCTTTTCCAATTTTCTCTAATTCTTTAAAACTTTTATCTATGTCTTTGTTTTTTATAGCTGCGGCATTTGCAATAGCTTTAGCATCTCCAGCCTTACTTTGGTCGGAGCGATCTAATGTTCGATAAACTTTACCTTCGTATTCTTTAAATCCATTCTCCTTTTTTTGAGCTGCTTTTGCAAATTTTGCCAATAAAGAGTTATTATGATACCTTTTTTGCTCTTCCAGCTTCCTCTCCTGAAATTTACGATTCCAGGCTTTGTCTTCCTTAGCGTCTGCTAAAGCCTGCTCTGCTCTTTGGTGTTGTAGAATTTGATTAGCCAAACGCTCATTTTCGCTAATTGCAGCATCCTCGCTAGTATTATAAGCCGAGAGTGCCGGATTCATCGCCCTCCCTATAACCCCTAAATTATTCTTAAAACCACGCTGCACAGGCTCGTTTGCTAAACCATTACCAAGAGCAAGTAACGCATTATTTATCGCTCTATGCTGCTGATCCCTATTCATCCCTAAATTACTTCGGGTGCTGCTAACTGCTTTTGCTATTCCTTCATCAAAAGGATTCCTTCTCTCGGGAAGAGCTTGCATGCGATTTAATATTTCTTCTTCCATAATTTATACATTTTATAATTAAAATTTACCTCCAATGAGCTCCACTTCTTCCATTACTGTAATTATGATTACGAGGTGGAGTTTGACTTTGTCCTGAATACCAACCTGAACGAACTGCAGACACATTCCTTGGTAAGTTTTCTTTCCTTGGATATCTATTTTCTATTTCAGCTAATGCCATCTCTCTTAACCATTCAGGCGTCCACCCTGGATTATGAACTGCCGTGCTATTCATAAGAGCTTGAATCTGTGCTTCTTTTTGCGCTGTAATTTGTGCTTGACGTTGTTCTTCTGCTATTCTTGCCTGCTCGGCTCTAACTTGTTCTTGCCTTACCCTTTCTGCTTGAGCGAGACGGGCTTGTTCCTGTTCTTGTTTAATACGATTTTCTTCAGCTATCTTTAAAATCATCTGCCTTTCCTGCTCTTTACGTCTTACCTCATCTTCTCTCTTTTTTTGAATCTTAGTATTTTCAAAATCGGCATAATTCTTGATACCCCCCATATCCTGATTTAGGTTGCTCTCAAGCTCCGTTTCACTATGACTTACCGGTACAGTTTGCGCATATTGTGCCAAAGCATGAATATTTGGTCTTAAAGACGGCGTATAAACAGAGGGGTTACTACTAACATTCGGATTAGCAAAAATACTGCTAATTTCCGGGCTTACATTGTATTTTACAATATCACTACCTGACCCCCCAGGCCATTCCTGATTCCTCTCTTCTTCAAATCGCTCCCGCCTCTGATTTAACTCATCTTGGGCATTTAGCCATTTGTCTACTCCGAGCTGGTTCATTCCGCTAATCTTACCAAGTACGTCCTGATATTCAGATAACCCTTGCTGACCTAAACTATTTAACCGGTTTAAATCATTCATGTCACTTTTATTTAAACCGCTCATTCTCCCCCGAAGTACATCCTGGAGTAAGTTGTTTCTATTGCCAAAACGGCTTTTAGCAATTCTATTAATAGCATCCTCGGTTTGTGATAAATGTGATTGTGATCCATAAGTACCCTTTCGCTCATGATCCATACTGATTCTAGCTTTCTCTGCTTTTAAAAGATGCTTGGTATCAGAATCAAGTTTATCTACTTGTGGATCATAAATTGTAGGTAAATCGCCTATAGCTCGCGTTCCAACATTCTCTCGCCCCATTAACGAGCCATAAAGCTTATCTCTTTCTTCCCTTGATGAATCATTATAATCATGGCTCAAACCACCTAGCAGGCGATGCGATACTGCTAAATCTTCCGGTACATTAGCTAGCTGCTGACCACTGTAAGTGGGAGTTGGGCTATTATAAAGATTTAGTCCTTTTTCTAGTAACTTGACTGCTGCTGCTTCACCGTAAGGCCCCATGCTACCCGGATCACCGCCGCTATTTACTATATTGTATAACGCCTTCATCTTTTGCTTTGGGGCGTTTAATTCTTCATAAAACCTATTCTTATCTGCCGAATTTGCTAGATGTGAATATATATGCTGCTGATTGCCAAATTGCCCCAGCATATTAGTAAGTCCTGCTCTCTTTGCCTTTTCGCTATTACCAAGAGCATTTAAACTATTGCCAAGTCCGGAATTATATTCAGAATCAAGACCCTGTGCATCGTTACTTAAGGCATCTATACCAACACGTGATAATGGAAGCCCTTTATTTAGGTTCTTATCAAATTTATTATAAAACCCCGATTGTCTGCTATTAGTCCTATCTCCAAACTGTTTTCCCATCAGCTTCCATCCGGTATCACCTACCCGTTTTTGACCAGATGAGAGTATATCTAGTAAAGAGGTCTTTTGCCTCTCATTAAAACCTTGTGGAGTTCTACTTAAAACACCGCTCGCTTCCATAGAGTAAGGAGCGGGAGCGTTATTAAACTGCTCTTCAAGCGTTCGTTTCTTCTGCGTTAAAGAAGACATTGGAACACTAGTCTTTCCCCTGTATACGGGCGCCCCGTTACTTACCATTCGCCCTATATCACGATTAATTAAGCTAAGCGCCTGCTCTCGGAGGTCATTTAAGTTTTGTGTTTTCATATTACCCCCTTAAATAACTCTCTAAAGACTTTGCTTTTGGGGGAAGATTTACTTTTCCTCCTCTCTTATGCCGGCGGATATTTTCACGGAACGCATCAAGCTTGCGTGCTCCAGCTGCATTATTACCATCTCCTAAATCAGAGACTGTAGATGCATCAAACACATATTCGCCGTCGCTAAGCTTTGCATCAATTAAATCATCCTGACCGCCAGTATCACCGCTTAAATAACCTATAGGACTTGTCGGGTAATAAATTTCTTCCGTCAAATAAGTATAAGGACTACGGGCGCTCCCGCCACCTTTCATTCTAATAGGTCTACCATCCTCATCCGTATATTCAAGCCAGCGACCGGTTCTTGCAAACTCCTCAGGTGATACGACACGCCTCCGAGCAGAACCCATGTTCTTTATATCTTCTTCTAACTGCTTGTTTTTTCGCTTTTTTTGTAAATCGGCACGTGCAGTTTCTAGTGCCTCGTCAGCTTCAACCTCAGCAATAGTCTTACGACTTGCGTTTCTATACCTTCTCTCTTCTTCGGCTATTTTCTCTGGACTTTTTGGTTTTTCTCTACCTAAATATTGAGCGGCAGTAGTACCAAGCGTTAGTAAATTCCCTGGTTGTGTTAGATAGTCTTGTAATTTATCGGTAAAACCCATATTGTCTTGTTTTTTCTGTCTATCAAGCATGTAATTATAATAGTTCTCGGTATAATCCCCGCTACTGACACCTAAACCTTGACCTTGTCCTCTGCCCATACCTGAAGAAAGTGCAGTTGCAGCGCTAAGTCCACCACTTACATAAGGATTACTTCCTCCAAGCCCAAATAATCCGCTACTACCGCCAGAAGTCCCAAGACCTAAGGCAGGTAATATTGCATTAGTAGTACCATAATTACTAAGACTAGAACCAAGAGCTGTAGCTCCGAGCTTACTTGCTCCCCATCCAAGCCCTGATGCCATAGATGGAAGAGCTGCTCCCATACCTGCTCCTTTTAAAGCTCCGCCGAGTGCGCTTTTACCTCTTGCTGCGTGCTGAGCTCCTTGACCGATAGCCCCTCCTATAATACCGCCTATTCCGGGCGCAATCATGTTACCGATAATTGCCCCAGCTCCACCTCCTATTACACTTTTTATTGCTTTAAAAGGCTTTTTCCAAAAACTGTACTCACGAAGCCCGGTAGCAGGATTTATCGTACCACTTCCTCCTAAACTTTTTAATATGTGAGCTTCAATAGGATTAATATGAGCAAGCTCGGTATCACCATTTCTTCCGTGTCTTCGGATAAGATCGGCAAGCTTCGGTAAGTCATCATCACCGACAGACCCTCCTTCTTTAAAAGAATACTGCACTCCTGTATTATCATAAGCATTACTGTAAGACATATTTGGATCACCATAACCTCCATCTTCATAACGAGAATCAGGCATTTGATTGTCGCCATTAGAAACTAGGTTATAAGGATCGGAATTATTATAAGGGTAGTTGTAGGTATTTAAATATGGATCGTAATTTTGCATTTTTGCCTCTAGTCTATAACAAAAATAAAAGCTTTATTTTTATTATAGCAGAAACAATCTTAATCCTTGTTTTTTCGTAAAAAGAAAAAAGGAGCTAAAAAGCTTAGCCCCTAAAAACAGGAAAAAAATGAGTAATTGATCGTGTGTTCACGTTAACATATTTTAATAAGCAAATCTAGGTGTATTTTCTAAACTTACGCTGCCTCTACTATGCTTTGCGAATAATTATATTGCTTATTAATATACTCTATACAAGCCAGTTGTCTTTCTTCCCCTAAATCAACAATACTTTCAACACCTGCTTTACTGCACCACTTGTTTAATATTTCACTGGGTACGTTATGCAATTTAATAAGTTCTAGCAACTCTAAAAGTGTTTCGCTCGGCTCTAGGTCTTTGACCTCTTCCTCCTGATTAGATAAAACAGAATCAAGTTTGCTACTTATACTTTGAGATTTTGGGGTTATATTTTTAACTTCCATTTCAAGCTCATTAAAGTGCTTGCCTTCCATTTCCTCAGCTGTCGGATGCTGACTTACTATCTCAGGAAAAGCCTTACGTAGTGCTTGCGCCTCAGCACATTTGGCAAGTTGACCATATGGTCTTTTCTGCCACATAGTATTAGGTGTAGATGTATCTTTTTTAGCAGCATAATTTTCTAACCAGTATTCTTTAGCAGTAAATTCAACAATAGTATTATTTACCAGCTTTTTAACTGTTACCTTACACCATTTTGGATAAGTAATCTCAGCACCCCCTAAATTACATGTTACATCTTCGCCAAATTCAGGCTCGCTTACACCCGCATATTGATTACTACGTGCCGCCTGTATCCTATATAAACCAACACCTGCCATAACTACGTCCTTGTACTCATATTTGCCTGTAACGGCATTTTTTACACTCATCGGGACAATATGTACAGGCTTTTGCATAGGGTCTAATTTTGCCGCCTTGCAATAATCAAGAACCATTTTTATACTTTCATCTCTTGCCCCAGTATATAAGCTGTTTTTTAGTGCTGACCATATATGCTGATCAATTTCATTAGCGGTATTTATTGCTGCTATGTTACTCATTTTCTTTGATCTCCTCCTCTTCTATTTTCTTGTTAAAATCTTTATACAAATTAAACACTTCCTTTACGGCTTCTATTATATTCATGTTTAATCCTCTCTAGGCATTATATTGTATGATTAATTTATAACGTTTTTTTAATTTTTCTATCAAATCAGGATCAGTCCCTCTTTTGCCGTTTTCATAGTCGCTAATCCTTGCTTGATTAGTATGTAAAGCTTCAGCTACTTGAGGGATAGTCATACCCGCTTCTTGCCTTAATCTTTTTAACTCTTCTGCTTCTTCTTTAGTTGGGACTGGATATTTTCTCATTTTACTAAAAACATTCTTGATTGCTGACCATATTTTATACATTTCTCGTATATTTCTCTATATTTTTCCCTCAGTATTTTAAGGTCAACAAGCGACTTCGGAGCAGTATTTTTCCACGTAGCTATTACGTTCCCCTGATTATCAATTAGCACGTCATAATCTCTCATAAATTCCTGTATATCGGTTTTTAATTTCTCGATAGTAGTCTGTATCCTACTTTCTTCCTCCTTGGCCGCTTTAAGTTGTTCCCATTTTTCCAAAATGTTACTTTCCGCTACTATTTCGTGATAATTACTTTGAGGAAATAAATTAAATGTATCCCTAGTATTAACACATTTAGGCGGGATTCTTTTTTCTATATGGTTATGCCAGAAGTTACAGGCTATCTTAATTAGCTTATCTTCTAGCTCTCTGTTTCTTTCATACGTATAAATTCTAAAATCCTGTCCGCCGATGAGTACTGCTATATCAACTTTAGGAACATCACATATACTTGCGTAATATGCTACTTGTATCAGATATGACTCAGGGATTTGGTCAGTGCCTGAGTCGCCCCATTGTTTCATCTTATAAAAATGAGAGGTTTTACATTCTAATATATATTCTCTATTACCAACCCATCTATCAATATTACAAGCAATAAATTCATATTTAGGATGCTTAATTAATGCAGGTTGTGTTTTGATTATTACCTTACGTTCCTCTGCATATCTTTCTGCTATAATTTCTTCTTGTTTCGTCCCCCAGTAAGCAGCTTCATAATTTGGGTCATCTTTTGTTAATTCCACAATAGCAGGATTTACTTTAGAAAAGTATACATCAAGAGCAGTCTTACCAAAACTAGATACCCCGCAAATTGATGCTAGCTCAGAGCCACCCAAATATTTCTTACGCTCTCTTAACCAGTCTTGTTTGTTGTGCATATGAATAACCTCTTAACTTTTTTCTTTTCTTTTTAGTTCTTAACAATGGTGCTTTAGATAAAAGGATTAACTCCGAAATATAATCTATACAATCTTTTACCCGTTGCTCCTTATCTATATTAGTAATCCATGCTTTTTTAAGGTCGTCATAACTTATATCCCTAACATAATGTTTTAAAATTATTGTCAATTCCTTTAAGACATAAATAGCTATCTGAGTTTGTGTTAAAACTTTATAAAATATACACTGACTTATCTCTAATTTTCTAAGGTCTATCTCTACAGGATAACCATAGTAAGTAATAACAGGATAAACAGGAGGATATTTAAATTCTGCTTTCACTATCATTTTATTTATTTAAGCATTTATTTAATATTTTATCCATTTTGTTCATAATTTTACCTCATCAATAAATCTATCCTTAAAAAATTTAGTAAATAAAAGGCTTGTACTATTCGAGCCAGAACAATCGAGAGGAAATTCAAAATTGTATTTTTTTTCTAAATGTGATTTAAAATTTTTAAAGTTTTTTGATGCTATATTTAACCTATTCATATATGGAAAATACAGACTAAATATTTTAGGATTATTAGTATGAAAGTAATTCTTGTTATTTCGTCGAAACTCTTTAATTTCATCTTTAGTCTTATACTTTAATTTTTCTAAATCTAGTAATTTCTTTTGGTCATTTATCATTTGATCGGCTTTGTCTTGAGTTGGTTTTTGAAGTGTCATATATTCCTTACCTTATTTAATACTTCATCCATTAATTGAGCGGCAGGATTTTTTTCAACATGTTCTTTATAGCTATCTTCCCGTCTTTTTACGTCTTGCCTACTTTTCCATTCGTTGTAAAATAGGTTTTCCATATCTACGTTCATATAATTACCATTATTTCTTTATTTATAACTTTCTGTATTAATAGTTTAATGTATTCCTATAAATATTTTTTTAAATTCTCAAATGTTTCTAATGTTTCTTTTTCAATTACAAGAAGATTATTTTTATTAAACGCCTCAATAAATTGTAATAATAAATCACAAAAACTTTTTGGAACTACCACCCATTGATTGTTAGTTTGAGACTTAAGCCACATCGACAATTCGTGCGTATCTACACCATCAATTTTAGTAAATAACAACCTCATAAACTCTTCTTTCGGAATAAAACGATCTTTTATTACTGCCATATTAAACCTCTAGCCCTCTTGATTGTGAATAGTAAGAGCGCAAGCTTTGATCATGTATGTAAGCATTATGCTCGGCTTCTTCTATTGCCTGCTCTAAAGCCACAAGATCATATTCGCTACTATCCCAATCTATACAATAGTCGTTTGCTTTCTCGAGTAAATACTCGTATTTATCAATATCAACCATTAATTGGTAGTAATTATCGCCATAACTTTTATAGGAAATGTTATAAAACATAGCTCTCTCTATTTGCTCCTCTATAAATGCTTCTCTAGCCCTTGCTCCAATCCTAGTAAAAGTTTCTTTAGCTGACTGTGATAGCTCAACGCTATCAGCTTTAGCCTCATGAAACTTAGGAGCTTCGGTTATGTTAGCTGGTAATTTTACTGCTTGACGCTCATTAGAAATTTTTATCGCTTCCCTTAATTGCTCAAGATTAGAAAATACTTGTACCGCTTCTTTTGTCGGTAGTAGCATTTTTCTTAAAGTTTCCTTAGCCTTGGCAACGCTTAGTTCTTCAAGTCGTGACACAGCAGATAATTCGCAATTTACTGGTTCTATTGTACCATAACTTGCTAGATTATTAATGTTTTTACGATTTTTTTCGTAAGAATTTCTACCTTGACATAATGGTAGCCTTGAGATATTTTGCATATATCCTCCTTTTTGGGATACGGTTATTAAAAGTAAGAATCTCGGGTTTCAAGACGTAAAATTCTTACCACTTATACAAAACATAAAAGACGTTTGAAGTTCGTTGCTTCAGGCGTTTTTTTGTTAATTCTTATAGTACATAACATTTGTTACACTGTCAATACTTTTTTAAAAAAATATTGACGTTATGTTTAGCATTACTATTCCTTAGTGATGTTTTTTATATGACTTTATAAAAAAATCTATTTTATCTTGAGAAATTTTAAACAACCCTTTGGTATCCATATCTTTCGTTATAATTCCGTCTATCTGAAGTACATTAAGAGCTGCATAAATTGTTGGCCTAGTCACTTGTGTTTGTTTATGTATTTTTGATACAGACGCATAAACTATATTATCTACAGCATTATCTACTAATGCACATAAAACTTTATTCTGGTTATCTGTATATTTACCATAATCGGCAATTGCTTGATATAACATATTTTTATCCTCCACTTTCATAGTAATCTTCTTGTTTTTATTAGTTTAAATTTATCTTGACATAATAATACATGGTATATAGTG